AACGGATTCAAGGCGGTGCTAATCACGAGCCTAAAAGTATTCCTGTGCATGATGCAAAATCACTAGCAACATACTTAACTGGAGTAGAAGCTAAAGACATAACAGGTACTGAACCGATTACTAGGCAAATGTTAGAATCCATCGGCCTTAAAACAAGGGATGTTTGGCACAAAGCTCTCGACCGGATCCCTCCAGTTGAACGAACATATTTACTATTGGCCCATCGGCAAGGTGAGTCTTTAACAGAAACTCCCCGAATAACCTTATCAACTATACATGGAGCAAAAGGAGGAGAAGCGGATAATGTGATTCTTCTTACTGATATGGCCCCTAGAACTTATCAAGAAATGCATCGTAAATTTATGGAGGATGAAGCTCGTGTATTTTATGTTGGGGTGACTAGGGCACGATCTAATCTACACCTTATCCACCCGCAAAGCAGACAAGCCTATTTCATATAAAAACACTTTTATTTTTTAACCTCACCACTTACACTGTGTTTAGAGAGGAGAATGTAATGTCTATGACCGTTGAAGATTTCGGACGAAAACTAATCACCAGTAAAGATCTTGACCCGGTTTATGTTATGCTTGTTCGGTCAGGTCTTCCGACAGGTTTATTAGAAAAATGGTGTCTCGCCTATTGGTGTTTCTATAATGTCGGAGTTGCCAGTTTCATGGCTGAAGCTCCAATAGAAGATTTCTGGGACCTTATGTATGAGGCTGCTGACAATGATGAATCTCTTCGCGGATTCAGATGGCCTCGAGGTACTGAACGTCGCCATTTTAGAGGGGTCCAAGCAACAAACGCGATCACTGAACTTATGGAACACTATCCTATTCCTAATGAAGTATTCCTTGAATTTCAAAGCTTGAACCTATTAACCTATGCTTCTATTTCAAGAATTGCACAAGGATGGCGTGGATTTGGTCCTTGGATTTCTTTTAAAGTCGTTGATATGTTAGATCGGGTAATGTTTTATGACATAGATTGGTCTGACTGTAATCTAGACTTCTATACTGATCCTTTGAAGGGCGGAACAGCTGTAGTTCATGCTTTAGAATATGGATCTCCGGATGGCTGGCGTCCTCAATTTGATGAGCTCTCACTACAAGGCCGGCAAGCCAATTTAGCTAAAGCTGTGGACTACCTTAAAGACCAATTTAAAGATTTAAAGGCTCCTCCAAGTGATGACCGACCAATTGACATCCCTGAAATAGAAACTGTTTTATGTAAATGGAAATCTCATCTCAATGGCCATTATCCAATGGGTAAAGACACAAAGGAATTTGTAGAAACCCTCCACAGTGGCCCATTTAATGTTGGCGGAGAAGATAGTTGGGGCGATCTGGCTGTTGAACTTCGAAAATACCTACCGGGAGAAGGAAATTGATCTACATCATTGGGGCCGGTCTCTTTGGCTCCATCGCTTCTCAGCTTCTAGAAAAACGAGGCCATCAAACTTGTCTTATTGATGACAATCGGCCAGGAGCAGGGAGCCAGGTGGCGGCGTGTTTGATACGCCCCTCCTGGATCTCTGGTCTCCCCAAACAAATGCGTGAAAAGGGAATGGAAGTTCTTCATGAACTATTTGAAGTGCACACAATTCCATTTTCTATTAGGCCAAGTGGCAAAAAAGTTAATGTTTGGTGGGTGGATCCTAAAAAAATACTATTAAAGCCAAGTATAAAAGGGACAGTAACTCAAATATCTAAAAATAAGATATGTGGAAATAAAAATGGAACTAAATTTGACATCCCTCTGGACGAAGAAACAAATAGCAAAATTCTAGTGGCAGCAGGCATTTGGTCAAATAAATTATTAGATTTCGACATCCCCGAAATTCGTCCTTTGGCTGGAATAGTATCAAGATATGTCGGTCAAGGAGACCCCTTTATAGATGTGTGGGCTCCGTATAAACAAATTGTGGGGTTTAATATAGAGCCAAAGACTTATTGGTGTAGCGACGGTTCTGCTATATTGAAAAAGAATTGGACTTCAGAACGAGTAATGCAAAGTTTAGCACGATGCCACAAAGCAATACCAAAAGAAATCCAAAGTGAACAAAAATTCCAAGTCGGTTATCGTCCTTATATGAAAGGTTATCGGGGATTTTTCGATAAATTATCGGACACCATTTATTGTTCTTCGAATGGCGCTAAAAATGGGACATTAGTAGCTGCCTATCAAGCATGGCAATTTCTCCAGGAAATTGAAAATGCTAATTAACATCCGAGGAACAAGTGGCTCCGGCAAATCAACATTGGTTAGAAAAGTTATGGACAAAATTGGAGTGCGTGCTCCATATCAAAGTCCAGGAAAAAGAAAACCTCTAATCAAAGGGTATGCTTTAAACGGTGGGATTGCTGTGGTGGGCCGGTATGAAACAGCTTGTGGAGGGTGCGATACTATAAAGACACAGGATGAAATTGAAGAACTCGTACGCAAATACCATAAAGAAATGGCTCATGTTATTTGGGAAGGACTTCTTGTATGCTCTTCATACGGTCGATGGTCCATTGTGGATGATGAGATTGGTCCGACACAATGGGTATTTTTGGATACGCCCTATGAACAATGCTTGACTAATATATTAATTAGAAGAAAAAAGGCGAATAATGATAAGCCACATGATAATCGCTCTCGTGACAATTGTCGGTTTAAGTTTGACACTAATCTTAAAGTTTTTGAAAAGTGCAATACTGCTGGCAGGTCTGCTCATCATGTTGATGCTGATACTGCTTTTCACCATATAATTAAATGGGTTAACGGTAATGTATAGCGTTTGGGCAGCACCATATGAAGCTCATGACGAAATTGTTAAACTCGCCCGTTTGTCTCCGTTCACTCGTGATTTTTCCAATCATATGTTTAGTGGAGAAGAAGCCTATAAAAAAGGCTGGATTGGGATGACACGGCATCATGGATCACCCAACAATATTAATGGGTTTGTTTGTGTTCGGCATTGTTCTAATCGTCCATATACATCTCTGTATTTCATAGGCGTTATGGAAAATGCCAAGGGAACTGGTATTTCTGATGCACTTCTTAATTGGGTAATAGATCACACACCTCACAAACAGATCCGGCTCGGTTGCATGAACGATAACATGGAAGGGAATAACTTCTATACCAAGCATGGGTTCACGACCGTCGGAGAGAAGTATAAAGGGAAGGGAAAGGAGTGGGTTTTGGAATGGTGATTCCCTGCAACACAGAAGGGTTCTTCGAATTCATGGCTGAGCGGGAGAGCATCCGCCTCAAGAAGGAGGCCGGAGAGCCGTGGCCCTGGACCGAGGACAAGATCCTCCAGACCTACAAGTTCACCAATGTGTTCCGGGAGGCCGACGCCACGACGGTGTGGTTTAGGGAGAACGTGAGAGACCCGTTGAGGGATTATTCTGAATTAGTCTTCTTCGCCACGGTCGCATTTCGTTGGTTCAATAAGATAGAGACCGGCAAACTTCTCCTGCCCTATTTGTTGGGTAAAGAGAAATGGAACATGGCTGTGCTCTACCCCAAGCTGCTTCCCCACAAGCCCTGGGTCAACGGGGCCTACATCATCAAGACCCCAGATGGTATGGACAAGCTCATGGGGGTACTGACCGTTATCGAGAATGTACACACCGATAAGACTTGGTTTTATGACGGTATTGATGACCAGCTGGATCCAAACCTAGAGTTCCTACACAAGGAACTCCAGGACTTCCCATACATGGGACCTTTCATGGCTTACGAGGTCGTGACTGATTTGAGGCACACTTGTATTTTGGAACATGCCCCAGACATCATGACCTGGGCTAATGCGGGACCGGGTGCGAAGCGAGGGATCTATCGTATCTTTAATAAGGACGTGCGCCCTAGAGATATGAACGGGATAATGCAGGATCTGCTGGAGCTCGGCCAGAAGGTAGCCTCTATCAGTTGGTATGCTCCCTTGGAGATGAGAGAGATAGAGCACACTCTGTGTGAGTTCGATAAATATCAACGAACAGCTCTTGGTGAAGGACAACCTAAACAAAAATATATTGTGGAGAAACACTAATGTACACCATTTATGCTAGAAATGTAAATGAAGCATGGCCAGTTGGAGGCCAGGAAATTCTTTCCAGGCATATTCTTCGAGAAAGTCGTTATGGGGTTGTAGCTGAATATCCGACCCCAGTGATCACAACCTACACTCGGCCTGAAGAATGTGTGTTATTTGACCCCCAACGTAATGGCAATCCGTTCTTCCATCTTATGGAAACAATTTGGATGTTGGCCGGACGAAATGATGTTGAATGGTTGGCTCAATTCAATTCAGGCATGAAAGAATTTTCTGATAATGGTAAAACATTTCATGGAGCCTATGGGTATCGGTGGAGAAATCACTTTTGTCTAGGTGGTGGGGATGAACAAGTTGATCAAGTTAAAGAGATTATTAATATTCTTAAAGCTAATCCGCACGATCGTCGAGCAGTTCTCACAATGTGGGATCCTATGTCAGATCTTGCTCAGGACGGTGTTGATTTCCCGTGCAATACGCACATTTATTTTAAAGGGCGACCATACCACCCAACACATACATATTCTACAAGTGCCGACTGTCGTTTAGATATGACTGTTTGTTGTCGATCGAATGACATAATTTATGGCTGTTATGGTTCGAATGTGGTTCACTTCTCCATATTGATGCAAGTGATAGCCAAATGTATTGGCATGAGCCTTGGAACTTATCATCATATCAGCGATAGCTATCACTACTATCTGGAGAAAGAACATTTAATTAATCACCTGAAGAAGGGAGGCATTCAAGCTTGTCCGTATGAACTCAATTACGTGTCTCCCTATTTATTAGAAATTGAAAATTGGGAAACTTTTTCTGCCGATCTTGATACATTTATGCATGCTCCTCACAGCAATAATTTTACCAATCGTTGGTTTCATAAAGTGATCAAGCCCATGTATTGGGCCTATCTGGCCTACAAAGATAAAAATAATCCGGATCGATGGAAGACAACATTGGAAATTCTTAATCAGATGCCAGAAAATAATGATTGGCGTAAAGCCGGTCAGGAATGGATAGAGAGGAAAAGAGATGGATCCATTTGATAGACTTAACAAGATAAGATGTGGAGGTAATGTTGAACGATTTCATGTCCTACCTACTATCCGAAGAAATTCTGTGGCCGCTCATTCTTGGGGTGTTGCTGTTGTGTGTCTTTCTCTATGGGATGATTGCTCGTTCTCGTTAGTGAAAGCTGCTCTGTACCATGATTGTGCAGAGTACCTCACCGGAGATCTCCCCGCCCCTATTAAGTTGGCTTCAGAACAAATAAGTTCTGTCATTCGTACTTTGGAAAAAGATTATGAAGAAGAACTCAATATCCGCATCCCTTTGAGCGAAAAAGATAAAGCTCGTCTCAAATTTGCGGATTGCGTAGATGGAGCAATGTTCTGTCTAGAAGAAATAAAGATGGGTAATAAAATGGTGGTCAAACCCTTCGCAAAATATATTGATTATCTCAACGCCGTAGAAATGGAGAACTGCACATGGCTGATTCAAGCTCTAACCAAAGAAGCCGCCCAACTATAGATGTGAATGATCGTCAAATCGGTGGAACACACTATAGAAGCGATATTCAACATTGGGATTGGGTAGCTTCCACTACTAATTTCACAACTGGACTTGATTATTTTCAAGGGCAAATAACCAAATATGTAGCTCGTTGGAAAAATAAAAATGGTATAGAAGATTTAGGAAAAGCCGCTCACTTTTTAGAAAAATACATATTTGAGGCAACAGGGCAAGAGAAAACTATGTGGCAAATCTTAGAAGAATTAAATGCCCATGGCAAAGTTATTGAGCCAACAAACAATTCTAACACCTTAGATTTAAAGGGTTTCCTCCAATCTGGTCGAACTGAACACCCTCACCCGTTTGGATATCAAAAAGAAGAAGACAATGGTTAATCGTCGAATTGGTCGGCACACCCAACTCCCCATGAACATAATAGAACCCGAAAGCGACTGGGTGCTCCCGGATATGGGGAATATGCCTGACCTCAGCAAGGCATCTATTATTGGGGTTGACAGCGAAACCGTTGATCTTGGGCTGGCTGCTAAAAAGGGACCAGGATGGGCAACGGGTCAAGGACACGTGTTGGGCTGGAGTTTTTGGACTCCTGAGCACGGCAAGTATTATCTTCCTGTGCGACATGAGAATGGAGAAAATCTCGACTACAAGAATGTGAAGCGGTTTATGCAAGACTTGATGAAGTTGGACGTGCCTAAAACCTTTCATAACGCCGTGTACGATCTTGGCTGGATGGACTACGAGGGGATTGACTGTATCTACTATCGGGAAGATATCTATGACTCCATGTATGCCGCTGCCCTAGTGGACGAAAACCAGAAGTCATACAGCCTGGACAATGTCTCTAAGAGGTGGGGTATAAATCCCAAGGACAAAACGCTCTTGGACGAGGCGGCAAGAGCTTGGGGCATACACCCCAAGGATATAATGAATCACCTTCGTCGGATCCCACCCAAGTATGTGGGCCCATACGCTGAGCAGGACGCCCAAGCAACAGGGGAGTGTACTCAATATGCGGATCCATTATTGCGCGCCGACAAAGTTTGGGACCTATATCAAATGGAGTGTTCCCTCATCACGCTCTATGTGGATATGCGACGCAAAGGCGTTAGGGTTGACCTGGATCGTGCTGATCAGCTACGGACGCTATTTGACTCTAAGAGGGCGGAGTACATGGCAGAGATCAATGCCAGGTACGGGCATTGTGAAAGTCCATGGGTGGAAAGTCAAGTGGGAAAACTCCTCAATGCAGAAGGAGTTAAAACCTTCAAAACACCCACAGGCCACCATCAGATTCAGGCAGTATGGCTTGAGAAACTGGACCACCCTCTGGGGAACCTCATTCTGGGAGCAAGGAGATATTACACTGCTGGAGAAACCTTTAAATCTAAGGTGTTAGAAT